AGCAGCAGCCATCTTCTCTTTATTCCCTAAGTCTGTTGGGTTAGTCATAACGTTCATCAAAGACCAAACAGCACGAGGGCCATTGGTAGCAATAAAGTCACGGGTACGATTAGCTATTTCATCCTTTAAAGGAGCCATAACTCTTGCAGAGGATTCCCCCTGAGCATACCCTGCAATCTTAAGTGCTTTAACTGGGTTGCCTTCGGCTTCACCAAACAAGGCATCAAGAAACTTCTGTTGCTTTTCTGTCATGTAACTTTCCTATGCGGTTTCACTTTGGCTCTAATCTTTTTAGGTTGAGCCACAAACTGCTTACCCGCCTTAGTGCCTTTTCGTTTTGCTCGTGATGTAGCGGCATACTCAGAAGAACTAAGAGACTTAATAGCCTTTGCAGGTAGATACCTTTCGCCTGTAGCCTTCGGACCTTGCGTTGATGGTTTACCACTCTTGGTTCTCCACTTCTGCTTAGTCCAAGCTGTTAGACTTTTTTGACTTTTACTTTTTGGCATCGTGCTTCTTTTGTACAGGGAAATTAGCAGTGAGAGATGCACCCTTATGAGGCACAAACTTATCTTTATGTTTCATTAGTTTTAAGCTACCATCTTTTTGTTTCATCCAATGATAGCCTTTAGGTGCATCTACTTTCACTACTTATATCCTCCACCTTTTGCTTTGTATTGCTTTGCAACCATCTGGGCTTTCCTGGCGGACCATTGTCCTGGCTTACCACCTTTCCCTCCAGCTTTAACGGAAGCAACAAGGCGCTTACGCATACTAGGCTTAGTATAATTGCCCGCTGCATTAACCGTAGACTTTTTGCCTGATCTCACCTCTACTAATCCCCATGTCATGCAGCTCCTTGTCACTCAAGTTCATGAGAATCCAATAGTCTGCTCGTCGTTGTTGATTCTTTTGAATCGCTTTTAGAATATTCTTAAACATAGCACTACTCCTTTTTATTTGTGCAGGAGTAGTTTTACATAAATAGTTATATCATACTATAGATAAGATTGCAACCCCGTTATGCATTAACTGCGGTTCGGGTCAAAGTACTCTTCTACAGAAACAAGTACTTCCATAGTATTAGTAGTTTCACCATATACCATAATCTTATCACCTGAGTGTAAGTTAAAGTATCCACCATCAACTAGATTAACTACAGAGTGTCCTGCCATACTAAGTCCATTAGCTATGTAGTGGTACGCATTATCTTCAGCATGGTAAAACTGTACAAATACTTTCTTAGTAGAAGTAGAACTATTACTAATGTGTAGGTACCTAGTAATGGCACTGAAGTTAGCAGGGCAAGTATACACAGCGGTAGCACTAGCATCTGCCGAAGTAGATGCAATAGTGTACCCTTGTGTATGAAACTTTGACTTACTTAGATCTGGCATTAAAATCTTTTAAAGCTTGGCGTTGATCAAACCCACCACCTGGTTTTTCATACTTAGCTTTATTCTTTTTAAAGAAAGCATTAAACTTAGCAGAATTACCTTTTAACTCACTAGGAGATTTAGTGTCTACTTTACGTTGAGCTGTTTCACGTAAGCCATCTCCACGTCCACCTTTAGTGTCACTAATTGTGCTAGTAATAATATTATTTTTCTTAGGTGCACCCAGTGGTTTCTTAGGTGGCTTAATAGCAGCAATGGGTTTTTTTAGATCTTCTGCATATACAGCAGCCATGACTTTACCATCTTTATTGGTGTAGTAAAGTGATCCAGCTTTCTTAGCAGCAGCAATACTTTTGTATTTACCTGCATTCTTTTTAGCTTGAGTAGCAGTTTTACCCATAGCTTTTAGTTTACTATTCATATATTTAGTTAGTGATACAGCCATAGTTTAACTCCTTGCTTTACCGTTAGGCTTCATAGAGGCACCGCAATTAGCCATACCACCTTTATTATAACCAGATTTTTTCTTGGTCATGCCACCATACTTATAGCCCATCTTAGCTGCTACTGCTGGTGCTTCTTTCTTTAATGCTGCCATTCCTGGATTCATTTTCTTTTTCATACTCTTTTCCTTTAAGCAATAATAAAGTCTACGATCTGCCCATCAGGAGTTCGTAGTTTGTTTGGGTTAGGGTTGTAAGCATACATCTGATTCACTATTTTAAGATCTTCTACTGGTGTATCAGGTGTAACTTTGTTAGGTTCTTTTTTGTCTGTAACTTTTTCAACAGGTTCACCTACACCATTTTCAAATACAATGTTTACATGAGTTTGGAATGGCATACTAGGTAAGGGAAAATGAGAGATGAGAGTCATTACCACTTAACCTTATGTGACCAGTATCTAGCTGATAACTTGCTAGGCTTAGAGTCTTGAGCATTATGTCTAGCATAATAACTTTTTTTACGTGCTTTATCTTTTGCAGATTTAGGATTCTTACCAGCACCACTTACACCTTGCTGCCCGAAACGAATAAACTTATAGGTGTCACCTTCTTTAGCCATAACACAGTGTGACTTCTTAGGGTGATTAGGAGTTCTCTTAGGTTTGTTTACACCCTTGAGACCTTCCTCTTTCATCTTAGTCTTGACTCGTTCAGGTATACTCATCAGATCATACTCAATGCTTGGTCTAGTGTTTCTTTGTTACGACGAGTCCAACCACGGCCAAAGGTCTCAAAGGTACGTAAGGACTCATAGAACTTCTGGCGTTGACTAAAGACACTCTCAATAATCATCTGAGGATCTTTGTTCATGACAGCTTGCAGAGTCATAGGCCCAATAGCCCCATCTGCTGTTGCTCCCACAGCACGTTGTATAGCTTTAGCTGGACGACCAGAACCACTATTAACGGCCCAGTCAAAGGCGCACCAGTCAACACCGCTAGGAAGATCATCACCACGCACCTTATCCCAATAATTCTTCTTGTAGATAGGAGCTACATCATCAGGCTTTAAGTCCATCATCTCAGACTTAGTAGCCTCACGCCCAATCCACTTGTCATACACAGCCTTAGTTACCCCAAGGTTAGTCATACCACCAGGATCTTGGGGGTGATTCACAAAACCCCCCTCGTGGTGTAGCAACATCTCTAAACATTTCTGAAAGTTCTTATGCATTATTTTTTCCCAAAGAATTTACTTACGGACCTGATCCCGATACTTGCTGAGACAATCCCACCTAGTGAATATTGATACCATGCCGGCATAGTTTCCAGTGCAGCAAAGCCAGCTTGAACAATACTATTACCCCAATCACCACAGAATGCTAGAATCAGTGGAATTGAAAAGAGTAAGGTAATCCATTCGTCTTTCCAAGAGTTCTGAGTAGCATTGATAGCTGCTAGATCCCAGTCAATCTCACCAGTAGCTTGCTTAACCTTAATTTCTGCATTAGCTTTCTGTACTGCTACCTTACCATCTAGGTAAGTGGTAGCTAATCCTCCAACTGCTCCTAAGATTTGTCCAATCATGTTACTTCTCGTTCCCTAACCACACAGCAAAGGCTCCAGTCATAGCTCCAGTTACTGTAGCAGTGAGTGCAGTAGCTTGTGAAGTCATATCAGTAGAAGATAAAGACATAAACCAGAAGAGAACCTCGATATACATCCAGGTCATAACAAACATCATTAGCCTTGGCATGATCTTCCAAGCTAGAATACGTTCCATTGCTATAGTCATTCCCATTCCCTTTTTCTTTTAGGCTCAAACACATCTGAAGCCTTAAGATGACCCTCTAAGTACATAGCTCTTTCAACTCTGTCCAGGGAATACTTAACGCCTGTGTCTTCTAGTATTTTATTTCTGATATAGAACACATCTGATCTTGGGATGTGGACTCTACGCATCCTTCCTTCGTCTTCTGAAGCTAGTGCGTAGTAAAATTCTTCTAGTACATTATCGCTTATGTACATTTTTGGCTTTGACATGGCTAGTTATACCTAAGTTGGTGCTGAGTGTCAAGTACTTTAAGCTGGGACGACAAAAGATTTTTGGTACGTACTTAAAGTACCTACTTAAAGTATTATAATAACTATAAATATTAGAGTTGATAAATACTTTAGGGTACTTAAAGCTACTTAAAGTTACTCTAAGTAATACTTTATGTATATGTTATACTACTTCATGCTCATCTGTCAAGTAGGAACTTAAACTTTTATCACCTTTTCGTTGATAAATGAAGTGGGAGCTTAAATGCGCCGAGGTAACACCCCCAGTTTACCTCAGATGCCTCTGAGAGGCGATATAAGGCTGTTCAGGATAGGGGAAAAGAAGTTGATAGGGGTCAGGCTACCAGAGAAGTTTAGGCTATTCCTGGAGGCTTACACAGCTTGTTTACATTTTGATCACGTATTGTTACAGTTTGTAACGTTATGTTACTACTATTAAAGAAAATTAAAGGGGTTTAAGAAAATATTAAAGAAAATTTAATGTATTTACATTGTGGTTAACAAGCTAAAAATACCCCCCGCTGTCATTGTGGGTGTATACGTAGCGTAGTACCCCCGTATGGCCCATGCCCCCCATCGGATAGGCTCTCTATCTTTACGGGTAACGCAATAATCCTTTTGGCTAGGCTAACTATCCGTAATCATTAGGGAAAATATACAATAGATCATTCAGTATATCCGAAAGTATAGCCTCGACTATACGATTTTGTGATCACAAATCTGTTCGGGTAGGAGATGCACCACCATCGGCTATCTCATTATATATAAACACCCACCCCCTATCCCTTTGGGTCGATACCCTATCCCTTCGTATAGCTTACCTA